AATACTATAAAGTTCGGGAAGATGAGGTTGTTTGGGTAGATGGACGGGTTGTGGGAGATAACCTATTAGTAAAATTACTTCCCGAAAAACAGCATGAAATTTACACGTTAAAGACAAACAACCAAACAGCAATAGCATTAACGGCACTAAATAATATTATGGTTGGTGACGTATTACAAATTTACAGAAATCAGGGCGTAGAAACCCCACAAGGTTACTGTATCCCCGAACATAGCGTGATTGGTATTTGGCAGGAACATACACAATTTGTTGATTTATAATGGCAGAGGTAACCTCACCCGTAAGGAAACTAATTAAAGCAATAGATAACATTTTAGAGGCTTATGCTGATAATTTAAACGCTATTGCTAAAGGCGAAGAAATTAAGTACGTAATTGAGGACAAGACGGTGGACACCGCTATAAAGTTTATCAAGGAAATGACTAACTTAGAGCAGTTTGAAAAAATTGCTAACCCCAATATTGTAAAAGAGGCTGAAAAGATAACGGGAAATACATTTGAGGACGTTAGTAAAAAGGTACAGGCTAAACTAAATGGCAAAGGCTGAAACGATACAAATACAAATACAGGGGCTAACCTACGAAACCCCACCAATACCACCGTTAAATAAAATACGTAAGTCAAGTAAAAAACCCCACGATCAAATTTACTTCAGGGATACTACGTATGAAGAATGGGATTGGGATGCTGATATTTCGCTATGGGGAAAAGACCAATTAGAATGGTACGAAGAAGAAATTGAAAGGCTTCACGTTGGCTCATGGATAATGATAAACGGTGAGCCTGTTTACTTCAACAAATACGCACATTTCTTCCACCAATGGTGGGTTCTATTATCGGGAAATCGCCCCGACTTTAAAGATACTTCCTTAGAATATTTCAGGTTTTATGAAATGTGCGAAAAGGATAGATTTTGTTTTGGCGATATAGGAATAAAAGGTAGGCGTGTTGGTTTATCATCAATGTCATCGTCAATTAAAGTTCTTATAGGCATACTGGAAAGAAATACTTTGTCGGGTATCGTTTCTAAAACAGGTGTCGATGCGTATGAAATGTATCAGATGTGTAAAAGGGGGATTGAAAATTTACCCAAGTTCTTAGTCCCTGAAATTGCGGCATTTACCGAAAGCGAGATACATATAGCCAAGCAAAAGCAAAGGATTAGTAAGAACAATAAATACCTTAACGCTGACAACGGGCGTAACAACAGGATAAATTGGCTTGATACTTCTGATACAGCGTATGACGGTCGTGCAATGAGGCACATTACCATTGACGAGGCAGGTAAATGGAAAAGAGCTTCTGTAAAGACTTGTTTCTCTAAAATAAGTGATACGCTGATTACAGGTACAAGAATGGTGGGTAAAGTATCGGTATTTAGTACTGTTGATAAAGGGGATTCGGGGGGTAATAATTTTAGGGAACTATGGGACGGTAGCGACCATTTAAGCGCAAACGTAGATAAATACCAACGTACCAAGACAAAGTTAAAAAGGTTCTTTATACCCGCTTATAAAGGATATTTGGGGTACATAGGAAAGTACGGTGAAAGTATTATCGAAAACCCAACACCCGAACAAATAGAATTTTTAAAGACACACGAATACTACGACCCTATTACAGAGTCTATGGAAAAGTGTCCAGACCCGTATGTAGGTGCTAAAGAATGGCTACAAACGACAAGGGATATGTACGCCAATGACCCCGAAGGACTTGCCGAAGAAAAAAGAAAAAACCCTTTTGAGTGGAAAGAAGTATTTGAGGGCGCAAATAACAAATGTCACTTTAGAAACCCCGAAGAAATCCGAAATCAGATTGAACGTGTAAAAACACAATTAGAGGACGGTAATTTATACCGTAGAGGTTGGTTTAACAAAGAGGATAGCACAGGAAAAGTAGCGTTTAAAGACGCGGCTGATGGAATGTGGTATATTCTTGAATTACTAAAGCCTGAAGAATCAAATAAATGGGTGTGGAAAAACGGGCAAAAAACTCCCGCTAATACCGATTATGGGGCGGCAGGTGTCGATACCTTTAGCAATAGCGAGTCAACGGCTGAAAAGGGTTCAGATGCGTCTATGGTCATCCATAAACGGTTTAATGCGTTAGATAGTGCTAATTCAGGGATGCCTATTGCTTTATTTATTGGCAGACCCGCTACGAAAAGAATATTTCACAATCAAATATTTTGGGGTGCAGAATACTACGGTATAAAGATGCTGATAGAACGTGCGCCTACGGATTGGTATGACTATGCAGAGCAAAATAAACTTTTAGGTTACTGTTTAAAGACCAATCTAAAAATGAATGGTAAGGAGGTTTATGGTATAGCTCCGCAGGACGGTGAAGCAAGGGAACAGCATTTAACTGAAATGGTAGAATGGGTCGATGTTAGCGTTGATAAATTATGGTATTTACGAATATTGGATGATTTAATACCCTTCAATGTTAAGGAAAGAACCAAATATGACGGTGCTATGGCATTTGGATATGCTTTAATGGCTTGTAAAGAAAAGTACAGACCAATAATTACAGAGGAGACAAGCGAGAAATTGTATAAGTTTTACAACCTAAAACAGAAATATGGAAAGAAAAGTGCTGAATTATAACTTTTTGTTATAATGAAATCTATTTTTATATTTACGCAAAGTATTTTGTTACATGGCTGAGCAACCCAATAGCGAGCGTTTCAGGGGTCAATTCCCTTCGCCTATTTTACCCAAAAATGAATTAGACAAGCCCGAAACAGGGTTACAGGTGGCAAAAGCTATTTACGAAAGTTGCATTTGGGGAGAAAATAGCTACTACGGCATCCGAAATACAATGTTTGCAGACAATAGGGTATTTTCTCACGGCAAACAACCATTCCAAAGTTATCTCGATATTTTAGGAGTTGACGGTCGGGCAAGCTATATGAACTACGACTATCATCCACGCCCCGTTGCCCCAAAATTCAGAAATATTCTTGTCAATGATATAATGTCACGCCTTGAAAGCATTGATTGTACGGGTTTATCCGCATCAATACAAGCAAGAAAAGACGACAGAAAGAATGAAATGGCGTTTAAAATGAAGCATGGCGACTTCATAAAAGCGGCAGAACAAACAACGGGTATGCAATTATCGCAACCAAGCGACTTTCAACCCGAAACGGATGACGAATTAGAGTTATGGGCAGGGCTTAACGACAAGGAAAAAGAAGAAACCTTAATGAGTGAGGGTATTTCTTTTATCCTTGAAAATAACGACCAAGAGGGAACAAAGAAATTACTTGCTGAAGATTTAGTTGATTGCGGTTTAGCTTGTGAGTTTACTGGATTTAACGGTAGGAAAAGAATAGTCAACAAAAGGATTAGACCCGAATACCTTGTTTACGGCACAACACTAACCCTTAACTTTAGAAATATCCCATACATAGGCCACGTGGAACGTATCAGTATCCTTGATGTACGACTAATGTATCCCGATTATCCCGAAAAGCAATTATATGAGTTAGCCTACCAATTCAAAGGATACTACGGTAACCCTGACAGTTTGGTGGATTTTATCGCTGACTATGAAATAGCTTACACAAGACCGTATGACTCTTTCCTAATTGATGTAATGTTTTTTAGGTATAAAGTACAGAAAGAAATCAACTATAGCAAGGGTGAGGATATTTACGGTAATAAAATCGTTGAGTATAGGGTAATAAAGGACAACCCCAAAAAGAAAAACTACAAAACATATATCCCTACATGGTATCAAGGTGCATGGCTTATTGGTGCAAATGACGTACTTGAATGGCGCGAAATGCCTAACCTAATTAGAAACAACGAAGATGTTGAAGATGTAATGTCGGGGTACGCTGTTTATATGCTTAACAACAATGGTGATATGCTACCCATGTCGCCAATGGAGAGTATTAAGAGTTCCATTATTCAAATGGACTTAGCGGTGTTAAGGATGCAGAATGTTTTGGCTAAAGTAGCCCCTCCGGGTGTTAAAATAGATTTGGACGCTGTTGCTGAAATGGATTTAGGCACAGGTCAAAAATCTATTGGTTACATGAAGCTAAGGGAATTATACCAAGAAACGGGTGATATTCCTTTTAGAAGTTCTAAAATATCGGGTGAAAACACAAGGAACGCACCTATTGAGGCGATTATTAGCGGTTACGGTAATATGCTTCAGGAACAAATCGCTATCTATAACTTTGAGTTGAACAACATAAGGGATT